GGGTTGTATTTAGCGAACAGAGAATTCATCCAGACGACTCTATTGCAACCATTAAAATCAAACTTGTAAATGAAATGAAAAAAGATGTTGCTCTTGAAGAAATCTATATGTTCTGTAAAAAAATTGAAAAACTTAATTCAGTAGCGATTTTTCAATCATTAACCCAAAACGCTAAGCTCTCATTAACCAAGGTGCGTCTTGATCAATTTATTCAAAATATTACTAATTTAGAAGGCATCCGTATACCAGAACCAGAACATAAGGAGGTTTATAAATACGATGATATATTTGAAATGCATTTAGATAATAAAGATTACATTGTAAATAAAGCATTAGGTCAGAAATTCATTGTTGTCGAAAACGAGTATCCATATGTATGCAATCCATTTGATGTACAAGACTATGACAAGTTTTTTGAAAAGAATTCCAGAAAATCTCTCTCTACATTAAATAATCAATTGCTGCTCAATTCGGGCAAAATAATAGATGATTGTATTTATGTATGCTTAGCAAGCGATGTTTTGGCATATGTCACTAGTAAGAATATTTCACAACAAACTACACTAAAAATATATTATCCTTTTTTGTACAACAAAAATATCAATTCTCTCGAAAATTTAAACAACAAACGTACTGAATTGACTGAAATAGACAAAAAAGTTAATAATGAAAACACACAAAGGGCATTTAACACAATTAGTATGTTTTATGATATTTACGATCTAAGAAAAACCGATTTAAAATATGTATCTAGAGGTATTAAATTTATCAAAGCAAGTATGAAGCCAGATTTTAACGTTAAAATACCACTCGAAACCATCTTTAAAATTGTACATGCAACCGAAGAAAATCCCTTGATCAAATACAATCCTTCATCTAGACAAGAAAATATATATAGACTTTATGCAGATAAAATTTCTACGGACGGAAGAAAAATTCCATTTCTTAAAAAAGCTACGATATTTAAACTAATGAAAGAAATTGGTAGAAATAAATCAGTTTCTGTTTATATTGAAACATCAGATTCACAATTATTCAACTGTGAGTTTGACGAAGAAGGATTTATTACTATGTCTGCAGAATTTAATACTATTATTAGCGTTTCACAAATTGACGATATTTTTAAAAAATGGATGAACCCAATCATTCAAGAAATCAAAACAACATTATCACAAAGCGGATATAAACTAAATGTATTTAATAGTCTAAACGATGATAATGTCGAAATTAAACAAATGACATATGAAACAAATGTCTCAATTACTAAACCATTTGATATAGGAAAATATAAAGGATGTATATCTAGTATATTTATCAATGAATCTGATAAGTATAAAAATAATAAATTGAAATTAAGATTTAAACGCGTTTCCAATTTCAGCAAATTTACTAGCATAGAAGCTTTTATTCTTGAACAGCCATCAAAAGGACTTAAAGGCTCTGACATCATTCAAGCAGTGATTGATAATTTTCCGGATTTAACGCAGGAAGAAGCGACCGAATTAGTTAGAAATGTTGCGAGGGAATTAGATGTTGAAAGAGGCGTTCGTAAATCAGACATTAAAATTAAGGAAAATCCAGGGTTTAAAACAGAGGCATCTGTCAATTTAGAGACAGCAACGCTTAAAATTACTACTGAAAATATCAACAATATGAATTATTTATATACATTGCCAATATATTTAGATACCATTATTAGACTTACCCAAGATAAGACATCTACCAAATATCCAACATCTGAAATAAACAATTTATGTGGGGCAGACACTACGTTTGATATATCATTCCCTGAGATAATATCCGCAACCGAAGGTTCATTTGACGAGGGTGAAACGGTTGAAATAGAGGGTGATGAATCGGTAGAGTATACTAAATATTCAGAAATTACTAAAGAAAAACCCAAAGGAGCATTTAGTTTATTTTTTGACGAAGATGAATCTGAAGAGAGTTATAAATCAGAAGGAGGACAGCCTTCATCAGAAGAATCAATTACAACAGAATCTGATAGTGGATATCAAAAAAAATCAACCTACAATGGAATTACCATTCCAACTGGTATGTCAAGCGATGATTCGATTTCGTCTGAAAAAGAGCTGCCGGAAATTAAGATGCCATCCAGTTCAGAGAAATCTGTATCGTCTGAAAAAGAGCTCTTGGAAATTAAGATGCCATCCAGTTCAGAGGAATCTGTATCGTCTGAAAAAGAGATATCGCAAATTAAGGTGCCGTCTAGTTCAGAGGAATCAGTATCATCTGAAAAAGAGCTGCCAGAAATTAAGATGCCATCCAGTTCAGAGGAATCTGTATCGTCTGAAAAAGAGATATCGCAAATTAAGGTGCCATCCAGTTCAGAGGAATCGGTATCGTCTGAAAAAGAACTGCCAGAAATTAAGATGCCATCCAGTTCAGAGGAATCTGCATTATCTGAGCTATCGCAAATTAAGATGCCATCCAGTTCAGAGGAATCGGTATTGTCTGAAAAAGAGCTGCCTGAAATTAAAGTGTCATCCAGTTCAGAGGAATCGACATTATCTGAAAAAAAAATACCTTCAGAAGAATCTATCCAATCTGAAAAAAAGGACATACCTAAAAAAAGTACTACATCATCAAACGTGATAATAAGTGAAGATATAAATGCCAAAGATGAAGAAGATATACCAGTATCTGAAGAACAAGAAGCCGAAGAAGATATACAAGTATCAGAGGAAGAAGACGATGATGTTAGAAATATAGATGGAATGAAATTAAACAAACCATACTATTTTCAAAAACAAATTGAAATGAAAGATCCAATTTTAATCATTAAGGAAGATACACCTGAATACAATGCATATTCTAGAACATGTTTGTCTGACAAAAGAAGACAGCCAGTTATCCTAACAGATTCACAGCTAAAAAATATTAATAAAAACCATCCTGGTTTTTTAAGAGAACAAGACGTGCTAAAATATGGTTCAGATGAAAAACATCAATTCAATTACATATGTCCTCGTTATTGGTGTCTAAAAACAAATACTTTAATTGATCCAAAAGATCTGAAACAAGTTAAAGGAAAAGACGGCAAAATGGAACTTATTCATAGTCCAGCAAAAGGGCCTTCATGTGGGAAAGTTTTACCAAAAAAAGAAAAAGAAGTTAAACCAGGATATTACATATATGAATTTAATGACGAAGGCTATCCCGGTCTAATTCCAGGCAAACATCCAAAAGGGTTGTGTTTACCGTGCTGTTTTAAAAATTATAATACAGAAGGAAGAATAAAAGCCAAAGAAGGATGCGTACAAAAAGATAGCAAAAATAAAAAATCAGAAAAAGATAAGCCTGATGTAATAAAAGGTGAAGAATATATTTTGGGTCCAGAAAAATTTCCACTAGAAGAGAGACGTTGGGGGTATTTGCCTGCTGAAATTCAGACTATTCTTCGCGAAGTTAATGCGGATTGTCAGGTTAGCAAAACAAACACATCCATTAAACAAAATCATCCTTGTTTATTAAGACATGGTGTCGAATTAAATAAGAAACAATCGTTTATAGCTGCGATTTCAGATGTATTGTTTTATGGTAAAAAGATGATAGACCCCACAATGGAATCCAGAACCATAACTGCTAAAGTATTAAGCATTCATGATATGAAACAACGAATCATACAGTCAATAGACATTGATTCATTTATTACATATCAGAATGGAAATTTAGTGACGAATTTCCAAGATGTTGATAGAACCATAGATGTCAATAAGTACAAAGATTCTAACTTAGTTTCAAAAATAAATATGGAAAAACCCGAAGAAGTATCATATATCACAAAAGTTATTTCTGCGTTTGAAAACTTTCAATTATTTTTAAGAGACGACGATGTGGTAATTGATCACACGTATTTATGGGACATTATAAGCATGCCAAATAAATACTTATTTAACAATGGTGTTAATATTGTTATTTTCCAATTGCCAAACGATGACATAACAAATAATATTCAAATACTTTGTCCGACAAACCATTATTCATCCGAATTTTACCAGTCTAGAAAACCTACTATTATGTTTATTAAAGAAGATGGATATTATGAGCCGATTTATTCTTATTTAACAAATGGGAAAAGTTTAAAAGTTACCAAAGAATTTAAAGAAAGAGACCCTCATCTCTCTAAAACTATGCGAGCGGTTTTTAAAGAATTAATCAAACCGTTTTTTGAAATGATATGTAAACCACTGGATAGTATGCCAAATGTCTATAAAGCAAAAAAACCGTTGATATTATATGATTTAGTTCAAAAATTAGACAAATATGGATATAAGATCGAAAAATTAGTTATGAATTTCAATAACAAAATTATAGGTTTGATAGCTGAAGAACCTGGTACATCAGATACGAAAGGATTTATTCCTTGCTATCCTTCTGCGTTGATTGATAAATTAAAGAAAGAATTAGATTATGTCTTTATGAACAACGTAGATTTATGGAATACATACGAGGAAACAGTTTCTTTTTTAAGCAATATCGACAAAAAAACCAGCAAAAGAAGAGAGAATGCGGATATTCCTTGTAAACCGGCTTTTAAAATAGTTGAAGATGAAATGGTTGTCGGCATTCTTACAAATACAAATCAATTTATACAAATATCTGAACCAGTTAGTGTCAATGAAATAAACCCTAATTATAATTTGCCGTCTATTACAGACGAAGACTATATCGTCAATTCGAAAAATAGACGTATGGTGTCAAGCGATGTTGAAATAATGACACAACAAACAGTTGACGAAGAGAGAGAAGATTATATAAAAAAAATTAAATTAGAAACTAGTTTTTATAATGTTTTTAGAAATACGGTTCGAGTATTGCTTAACAACTATGAAAATATTAAAATCAGAGAGATGATTGAAACTGAAATGTCGAAAGAATACACTATTTATTCTGATAAACTCAACAATATTAATAGACTATTGAGAGAACTTGTCGGAGATAAAATTCAGTTTATTGGCGACAACAATTATTATAAATTAATTAATGAAGTGTCTACTTGCATTGTAAAAGATAAAGACAATTGTAAAGATACTCCAAATCTCTGTGTATCTACTGAAAATGGAGTATGTAATCTTATATTGCCAGAAAAAAATTTAATAACTAATAAAGAAAACGAACCTATATATTATGGAAGAATGTCTGATGAATTCATTAGATATAATAGAATTAAGTCCTTTATGATGCAACCTCAAACCTATTTATCGTTTGGCAATATAGGTTATAATTTAAGAGAGAATGAAATTGTTTTAATACAATCTATTTTGACACAAGACTATTTCGATAATCTTATTCCAGCATCAACTAATAAATACACAAAATATAATTCGTACGATGAGACAGAACCTATAATTACACAAGTATATGAAAATAGATTCTCGTCTGAAAACGCAATGGGTGCAGAAACTGAAAAAAAATGTTCCAAGACGTCGCACGACCGTATTAGTTCTGGATTGTGGAAAAAATGTTTTCCAGAAAATTATAAAGAAGATGAATATGGTGATTATATATCTTGTACATTTAATTTTATTATAGAGTTAATAGAAAATAAAACAGGACAAACTTATAAAATGAATGAAATCAAGAATCAATTATATGACGAATATAAGAAATATATTGGCGCATATCAGGATAAAATTGTAGACATACTTATTACCGAAGGCAAAAAAACATTAGGAGATCAAGTTCAAGCGGATACGCTTTCGTTTGCTAGTTTTATTTACAATGATAATTATTTTTTGACTACATTTGATTTGTGGTTGCTGGTTAATAAGCATAAGATACCTACCATTTTTATTTGTCAAAAGTGTATATTACAAACGAATTACGAAAAAAAGGAATTTGTTGGTTATGGAGACAAAGATGATACATTTGCTTTTATTATCATACCTAGTTTTAGACATGAAAACATTCCTAATTTTAAAATTGTGAAATCGCATGAAGATAGCTATTTTATTTCTCTCAAAGATTTAAATGATACATGTACCGAAAGAATAGACCAAGCTATAAACAATAAAGTATCTATTGAAAATTACATAGAACATTTTAAAATCGTAAAAAAGACCAATTATCAAAAGAAAAATTGTCTAATTGAGTCAGATACAGAAGAAAATGTAAAACCAAAAAAAAACATTAAAATGGTATATGAACGAACCAGTCCCGTATCGCCAAAAGAAAGTATTGTAAAACACGCAAAACAAACTAAAAAGACCGCAAAAGGTGGATCTAAAAAAACAAGACGACAAAGGAAAAAGTAGTATTTAAAATAATATAAACAACTATTTTTATATTATTAATTGATGCTTTATGTAAGTTATAATAAATGTTCGCTTAAAATCCTGGGTTATACATATTATCGTCGCCCATATTTTCGGCCTTAATGGTGGCCACGTTATTTTGAATGGATATTTTGTTTGGCCCGCAAGGATCATCTGGATTTTCTACTGCTCCAAAGAATTTCTCGATTTCTTCATCCGCATTAACATATTTATATTCACTTGAAGCTTCTAATTTCTGCATCTCTTCAATATCAAGAACAACTTGAAACGCTGCTGTACCAAAATGTCCTTCTTGACCACACATTACATTTGCCGAAATACCTCTCAACGTATCCAATTCGGCATGTCTAGCTGCTTTCAAGAACATTTCTGGCGTTTCCTCAAAGGATGCCTTAGCAATTGGACCAATGTTATCATTATTAATTCCGTGTCTAAAGATGGAAATCAATTTATGTGTGAATGTCATTCTATCTACGAGAACACTATAGTTGTGGTAATTAATATAAGTTCCATCAAATTCTACCACTTCTACCAATTCATTATAGATGGTTTGTCTTGCGGCTTCAATGCCAAGAACATTATAGATTTCAATAATATCATTACTCACCGTTCTTGTGTTATCGATAAAATCAAGGCCTAGTACATCGAGCAAATTAGTTCCAATTGTGTCAAGAACCCAAATATCTTGCTTCTTATAAACGCCATTAATTTCTACAACATTATCTAAAATTTTTCTGAGAATAACCTTGTTAATTCCTTCAATTCCTCTGAGTACCACTTTTTGTAGAAGTTGATCTTGGAAATTCTTTAAGATGTAAATTTGGTCTGATTGGTCAAGGGGATTAACTTTTGTTTTCTTTTGACCTCCTCTACTATTTCCGGCTTTTAGTACATCATTCATGCGAATTCTGAAAATTAATTTGTCCGAATTAAAGTCAGAATAAATACAATTGATTTGTTCTTCATAACAGTTTTTGAGCGTATAATTCACATCATCCATCGTGATATTTTTTTCTAGCATAGCTTCTGGGTCTAAAATCATTCTAACAATCCACTTAGATTTTTCCGTTTCGTCCGTTTCGAGGCTACTTTCATTGCATTCTTCAACCAGTTGTTCAAATGCCTTATATTGCTCGATACATTCTTTATCTTCCGCAATCAATGTATTTAAATCGTCCGGATCAAAACAAATTTCAGTTGATTTTACAATTTCTTCTAATTTTGTATGTTCAAGCATATACATAATTGTTCTAGCCCTATCCTTTTGCCTTTCGTCTTCTGGTTTTAAGTAAATACTCAACGAAGGATTTTTGATTTCGCTAGATAACGATAAAATTTCTTCAATTCTTGGTACACCACGAGTTACATTCGATTTAGATGCGACACCCGCAAAATGAAATGTATTTAAAGTCATCTGAGTAGATACTTCACCAATACTTTGTCCAGCAATCATGCCGACCATTTCGCCTGGTGTTACAATAGATCTCTTATAGTTAAGAATAATCGTATCTAGCAATAGCGTAAGTGAAGTTTTATTAAATCGTTTCACTACGAGAAGTTCCTTCGGCGACAAATAGTAATAATATAATACTTTGAATAAATCGGTTGGTTTGGAATAATAGATTTTGTTCAGTTTTTCGAATGCATATTGAATCATCTCGTATGCCTCATTTGGAGTAATATCTACTAATGAAGACGATGAGATGCCACATTGACCTTTTATCATATTGATAATATAATTAAAAGCAACTGGACAACTTACATTTTTGTCGCCTTTATTTTTAAACACATTCTTAATAATAATATCTCTATTGCGAATCATTTCTCCAACTAGTTTATTCATTTCGACTGCGTATTGTTCTTGTTGCTTTTTCATACGAGTCATTGTATTTTTAAGGAAGATATTGCCGAGCGTTTTAACCTTACCCGATTCTTCTGGAATAAGATAATGATTATAGATATCTTGACTACTCATTTCAACAATCGGAATATCCTGGTCTTCTACCTTAGTCGTATCAATTCCGTCGTCTCCATAATGAAACTGAACAATTTTATTTTTATTGGTTCGGATGGTCATATCATATTCTACTTTTAAGTCTTCCAGACCCTTAATCAGTCTTCTTTGAATATAACCAGTTGTAGATGTTTTAACCGCAGTATCAATAAGACCTACACGACCACCCATAGCGTGCATAAATAATTCTTGCGGGGATAATCCATTAATATACGAACTTTCTACGAAACCGCGCGCACTAGGCGAGTCGTCATATTTAGTAAAGTGAGGAAGTGTTCTATGTTCAAAACCGTACGGAATGCGTTTACCGTCTACGTTTTGTTGACCAAGACAAGAAATCATAAACGAAATGTTCAAGTCTGAACCCTTTGAACCTGCTTGAACCATGGTCACAAATCGATTGCCTTGCGACAAGTTCTTCAACCCGATCTTACCCGCTTCTGATGTTGCTTGATTTAGAATACTATTCACTTGCGTTTCAAATTCTTCTACATTTGTCTTGCCGGTATTATTTTCAAATACACCCAGTTGGACTTGGTCAATTAAAGTTTTCACTTCCGTTTTCTTATTCGTGATAACCTTTACAATCTCGTCGTTTGTTGTTTGGTTCGAGATTAGATCACTTATACCGCAACTAAATCCAGCTGATTTCATGTACTCGGTGACAATATTTTGTAAATCATCAATAAATTTAGCAGATGCCATATTGCCAAAATCATTACAAATACGCTGGAGAAGGCCTTTGCTTCTTCCACCGAGTACACCTTTATCCATTTGTCCAGAGACATACTTGCCATTCTGTATTTCTACACTCTTTACTTTCATTGTTAGGGGTGGCATAATTTGACTTAAAATATCATAATTACTTACGCCTGTTTCGTTGCTTGCGTCCGCCAACAATTTGTCTTCATTAATTCCATTAAATTTCATGAGAAGATTCATCGCTTGTCTCGGTGTAAATCTAACACCCTCTTTGGAAAACAAATACGAACCAAGCATTGAATCTTGGTAAATGCCAATAATCGACGAGTTATTGGCTGGACTAATTATATTGTATGGCACCGCTGCCAAATTTTTTAATTCTGCCTCAGATTCTGGATCCTGCGGCATGTGTAAATTCATCTCCATGAATATCTCTATAGTTTCCCATAGAGCCAGACTATACCTTATGCCTCATCAAGTTGATTAAACTATCATTTGAGACCCACAACCGTCTAGTCGTTGAACCTTCCCCGTGCTCTAATCATAACAAGTTTAGGGGCTTGGCTGCTGATTACCCAATCCTCCACATTTTTACCATACCCGAGTTCTAATCTCGGCCATCTCAGCATTTCTGCTTAGACTTGGTAGTGGTTCTCTAGTTTATTAAACTAGATAGGCTCTAAGGGACTTCCAGCAATTTGGTCGTGTTGCCAACTAATTCTCTTAATTTTTCTACAAATTCTATAGCACTTTTTTTGCTTTCTCCTAATGGAATGTGAACTCCGCCAAAATCTGCTTTACATCTGTCAATATAAACATACCAGCCGTATTGTTCATTATATCTTTTAAGCGGTTTGATATATTTTTCATTATCTTCGTCAATTTGTTTGACATTTTTAAACCGCTCAAATTTTTTATCCTTATAATAATTAATTACACCATTAGACAGACGCTTCTTACTTTCGTCGCTATGAGTGAATACACTACCTCCATTTTTCAAGTTATATCCATGTGGATACAAACTGTTAAATTTATGTATGTAGTGTATTTCCCTCTCATCTGCATCTTCAATTTCGCAACATTCTATTAATTCAACCACAAAATCATCAACACCATATTTTCTTATGGCATTATTTAAATAATGTGATTGGTTTTTTTTGCTTGAAAATGCTTCTGATATATGGCACCTAAATCTGCCTTCGTGTCCGTATGGTCTATATCTTTTATGGTTTAATATATGAGATACAGATTGTCCTACATATATCTTACCATTTGATATATTAATTATTTTGTAGATTTCACAATATCGGTCGGCTGAATTGTCTAATATTTGTTTTGACAGACTTAAACGTTTCGACAGTTCCATTATTGATATATTTTAGAATTTGTTTTTAAATATTTTTTTAGAGAATTAGTTAACTAGGGAGTAGCACACTTTTAATGCTCCCTGTTGGAGACAAGATGACTTTTATCTCCATCAAACGGTTGTTCCCAAAGGTTTCCCAATGGGCCGGACTGTATCTTAAGCTCATTCTGGTTGATTAGACCGTCATAATGAACCAACACCCGTTCAGTCTCTGAATGCCTTCCATATCCTATCATAACGGAATTAGGAAGTAACACTGCGGATTACCCAATCCTCCACATTATTACCATACCCGAGTTCTAATCTCGGCCATTTGTCAGTTTCCCGAACAAACTTGGTAGTGGTTCTCCAGTTTATTAGACTAGATAGGCTCTAAGGGACTTCCCGCATCAAGGTGTTTTGCCATCACAAAGATGACTAGAGGGTATCACATTTTTAATGCCCCCTGTTGCGAACATTGACTTTTATCCGCGTTATATGGTTTCGTGTCAGCGACATTCATTCTGAATGTATCACCTCGCTTCATAATACGAGCGATATGACACATCATACTCATTCGGTGAAGAGTAGGTTGACGATTAAATAGGATAGCATCACCGTCCATCATCTGCCGATGAACAATATCGCCCTCTTCCAAGACGATGGAGTTTCTATCCAAATAGTATCGCAACGTAATCTCTTCACCATTTCTCTTTTGTAGCATTTTGGCTCCCGGCCAAACATCTGGACCATTTCTAACCAACTTCGTGAGGAAGTTCTTGTTCAACCTATTCACCATGACAGGTTTAGTTAGATTTTTGGCAATCTTCATTGGCACACCTAACTCCCGAATGGAGATGTTCGGATCAGCAGTAATAACGGAACGAGCACTAAAGTCCACACGTTTAGCCATTAAATTGCCTCTCATACGCCCACCTTTTCCATTCAATCGATCCTTAATTGATTTCAAAGGTCTGCCAGAACGCTGGGCTACGGATGCTACACCAGGAATTTTATTATCAACCTGTGTAGCTACATAATACTGTAAAACCATAGTCCAATCATCAATGACATTCGCAGGAGCATTGTTCTGAATTTTTTCTTGAAGCGTTTTATTTGTTTTGATAATATTCACGAATATATGAGTCAAATCGTCTTCAGACCTTTGTTGCGAGTCATGTTTCACGGATGGTCTTACTTGAGGAGGTGGAACTTGTAATACCTGACAGATCATCCAATCCGGCCTCGAAAATACAGGACTAAATCCCATAAAGGAAACGTCTTCGTCTGAAATTCTCTTGCAAATCTTTAACATTAATTCAGGGCTAATTTTTACAACCATCGGCTCGGATTCAGCATCTTCACTTTTCCATTCAGCATAAATGGTTGCCAACCCTTCTTTTCTAATTTTGTTTGGCTGTAAACACCCGCAACCATCTTCTGTATCTTCACCACATCGTTTGATTTTACTCGCCAACGAGAATATATATTTCCATCTAGCGTCGCCATGAATTTTTAATGCATGCTTATACTTTTCTTTACTTACCAATAACTTACTACACTTAAAGCAAACGCAACGCATAATTTTTTGAATAGTGGTTAAGTATTGAATATAATAAACCGGTCTTGCCAATTCAATATGACCAGAATAACCAGGCGTCTGCATGTAATCCAACCCATCTGTTGGACAAATTAAGCCCGGTTCTAAAACGCCCATTCTAGGATCGAATAAGCCGCCAATTACAGGTTTATTATTAATATAGGTATCTCTGCTATTGATTTCTGCTACAGAGCCTTTTCTGATTTCATCGGGAGAGAGAATACTAAATTGTATACCGACGACCTTTGAAACATTCATCGTATTATAATTGGAACTTGTTAATTTCGACATCTCTTATAATATATGAATATAGTTTTATATTGTTTTTATATATCAATTTTATTTTTAATTAACCTATTTTTAAATCATGATAGAAATGTCAGACAATATATTATATAATGCTAAAGACATTATTAGTTAAATGCTTAAATACATTAAATGTTTTGAATAGGATTGTTAAGCGTTTTCCTATTTATTTTATTTTCCATTTTAAATAAAATTGATAATAATTTAAAATCAATAATATAAGATATAATATAAGAATGACACGTGAAAGTTCAACTAAGGTATCAAAACGCGAACAAGTTAAGCGTTCTAATAAGAAGGCTGAGGCTGACCGTAAAAAGAAGAAGAATGAAGAATCTGATAGCGATAATGGAGAAAGTACAGATTCAGAAGAAGAAATCGATATGCACGAGTATCGTAAGTTTATTCAAAAAATATTTCCTTCAAACCACATGGAAAAAAAAATCAAGGCTGGCGAAAAACTTAAGAATAATGATGATGAAGATTTTGAACTAGAATCGCCTAAGAAAAAATCTAAGAAAGATAAAAAAGTTATTCATGCATCTGAATCAGAAGAAGATGAACATTGGGAAACTGATTCGGAGGAAGAAAAAGTTGCCAAGAAATCTAAAAAAAACAAAAAGGCTAAGAAGGAGCAGAAAAAGAAAGGGAGAAAATTTGAAGAATCAGATGATGAAACAATATCCTTAGGTTCTGAAGACACCGAAGATGTTGACGATGATTATGAAGAAGAAGAACCATCCGGAAAATCGAGTAAGGTAAATATTATATTTACGATTGATGGACCAGATGAAGACGAAGACGAATGGGATGAAGAGTATGAAGATGAAATGTATGAAGATGAAACAGAAGACGAAGATGAAGAAGTATCCACCGACGAATCATCCGAGGATGAGGACGAAGAAATTGATGACGAAGAAGACGCAGAGTTATTAAAGGTGTTAAGAAGAAAATCTAAGAAAGATAAGAAAGATAAGAAAGATAAAAAGAAACCTCTAGAAAAAGAAATAGTGGTTGAAGATAACAAAGAAGATAAAAACCAAGTATTAGTACAATTAAAAGAAATGCTGTCAAAAAATCCCAAAGACAAATCCATTCAAAAATGTATTGAAGCATATGAAGAGGACATCAAACAACAATCCAAAAAGAAGCAAAAGAAAGAGAAAAAACAAAAAGCAAAAAATATGAGAATTTTCAGAAAAAAACTTAGCGATAAAGATTCGATGAATGACTTTACATTTTACGATAAGCTCGAAACAGAAAATCAAAAGAAATTAATTAAAGAACTTAGAGAAATTAATAAAATTACCAGAATTGAAAAACCATACAGAATCACTTTATTAGAATCAGAAATTCCTATTGAATTCAAGGCAGCCGCATTTAAAAAGGTAAATTCCTTAAGATATATGGAAACTGGTAGCGGAGAATTCTATAAAATTAAAAACTGGGTAGATACATTTATGAAGATTCCCTTTACGAACTACAAGTCGCTCCCGATTAGCATTGAAAATGGTGTAGAAAGTTGCCATGAATTTATGTCGAATGCACAGAAAACTTTGGACGAAGCAGTGTATGGTTTAAATGACGCGAAAATGCAGATTATGCAGATGTTAGGACAACTGCTAACCAACCCAAAGGCTATCGGCACAGCAATTGCTATTCATGGACCACCAGGTACGGGCAAAACCAGTTTGGTAAAAGAAGGCATCAGTAAGATTTTAAATCGACCTTTCGCGTTTATTGCGCTAGGAGGTGCTACGGACAGTAGTTTCTTAGAAGGACATGGCTACACATATGAAGGAAGTACTTGGGGCAAAATCGTACAAATTTTGATCGATAGCAAATGTATGAATCCAGTGATATATTTTGACGAATTGGATAAGATTTCAGATACACCAAGAGGCGAAGAAATTGCCGGCATTTTGACTCACTTGACGGATACCTCGCAAAACTCGCAATTTCACGACAAATATTTCGCCGAGATCAATTTCGATTTAAGCAAATGTTTATTCATTTTCAGTTATAACGACGAATCTAAGGTTAATCCCATTTTGAAAGACAGAATGTATAGAATCAAGACAAAGGGTTATTCTGGAAAAGAAAAGACTGCAATTGCTAACAACTATTTATTGCCAAAAATTAGAGAACAGGTAAAGTTTAATGATGGCGATATTATGATTCCAGATGATGTGTTAAGTTATATTCATGAAACGCACTGCAATAAAGAAGACGGTGTAAGAAATATGAAGAGATGTCTCGAAATTATTCATACAAAATTGAACTTATATAGATTGATGAGACCAGGCGCGAATTTGTTTGAAGGTGAAATGTCTTTAAAAGTAGAATTTCCATTCAAAGTTTCAAAAGATATCGTAGATAAATTGATTAAGAAAGAAGAACAAAATATGTCGGCTTTGTATAGCATGTATGTGTAAACCATTTAAAGATTTATTTGTAATAAATAATATGAGTTTAGAATATTATTTATTGTCTAAGAAAAAATATGAACGCATTATGGAGCATCTTGAATCGGTTATAGAAAAATTTGAAGATATTTTTTCTTATACGGCTGAGTTTGACATGGATGAAGCCGAATCTATCTTAGACATATTTAATCCGCGAAGCCATAGCGATTATATTAGGTGTAAGTTAAACTGTGTGTGTCAATTGAAACATATATGTGAGCGAAAAATAAAACAATTATGCGTTCATGAATTTGTAAATGATACAATTGATATTGACCCAGATAGAAGCCAAAACATTACCTATTGTAAGATATGTGAATATACAGTTCCAAATTAAATATACATTAAATAACATAGTTAAAGGGCTTTAAGTTAGTTTTTCAATTTATATTTTTTTTATGTTGAATACTTTATAGTTCCTACTTTCTCCTCTACAAATAAGATTATAAAATTACTATAAACTCTATAACAATCATTTATAGGAATGCCTAATAGGTTAATAAGATAATTGTCGTGC